AAAATCCCGTGAAATGCTTTCAATTTAATATATGGTCTTAGGGTTTGTATATCACGGGACAAAGTCCCTACACCCTTTCAGGGTTTGCTAGACGCTTAAGCGTCATGTATACCCTTTTAATTGTGTTCTAAACATGATATATAAATATTGTGTATAATATATCAAATGTCAATTCGTATTAGGAAAACAGACACAATCTCAGATGAAGAAAAGAATGATATACATCCTAAGGGCGTTAAGTACTGTAAAGACTGCCTGCATCTATATTATAATATCATGATACCTCACAAACCAGAAGAACTATACACCCCAGCAATATATAAGAAGAATAACACAGAGCCTATTTTACAAACCCCACACCATTATGAATTGGCTATAGTCCGTTTTTCAATTGGAACGGGTAATATCCCTATTCTAATAGCTGAACCCGTATCAGAAGGTTCTAATAATTTGGTTTATACCTTCTCTTTAGAATATAACGGAAATGTATCGACCAGTAATGTTAAATATGAAGATATCCCAATATCAGGGACATACAACCCTTTTAAATATTTCATATATACTTATTCACGATTTCTAAAGGCTGTTAATGAAGCGTTGATTGAATGTTTTAATAATTTACCTATTGTACCAGTTGGTTCGGCTCCTCCATTGATAACATTTGACCCTATCACGAAATTATTTACTATAACCGCCCCAACCGCTTATTATAATGAATTATTGGGTGCACCCATTAGCGTTTTTATGAATACCAAATCAGAAGCATTATTTCCTTCTTGGGATACGGTTAATCATCTACCCACTAAAGGTCTGAATGGTAATATTGATTTAGCCTATAGAATTAGGTTCTACGACAAAGGCAATAATATAGATGGTGCTGATTATGTTATAATTCAAGATTATGAAATGCTTACTCGTTGGAACTCTTTCAAATCGGTACAGATTACCTCAAATCTACCCATTCAAAATGAATATACAGAAAATAATTGTAATACGGTTGATTTTGCTAAGACCAATTCACAGAACATATTGAAAGACTATATTGTCTTATATCAGGAATCGTCAAGCGTTGCAAGAACAACTATAGATTATACCACGAAAGACTTAGAATATATAGACCTCAAGGGAGTTGATCCTATTAGGAATATAGAAGTGAATATTTTCTGGGTCGATCAGAATGGGAAACAATACCCGCTTTATTTGACAAATAATGAAACCGTAATGATTAAGCTTTTGTTTAAGAATAAAGACCAATTCTATTAAATCAGAATTAGTATAGTAAAAATAAAATATATACAGATAGTATATAAGGAATGGCTAACTTCGATGTTCAAACTAAAAAGCGTCTTGATAAGCGTCTTGCAGTATCTCCAGAAGGGAAAGAATTCATAATTGATGTTGCTGGAGCACAAGTCACACCCAGAGTTGAACCCGCTACTTCATTGTCTAACTCGGTTATTAATTTTAATATCACACCAAATAGCCCAACGAGTGTTTTAGATCGTTCTGTTATCGTTGCTACTAAGGTTAAATTTATTTTCACTGGATCGCAGGTCGGAGGGTCTGGAAATGTGATCCAACCAGAACAATCTGCCCCACGTGGTTTTAACTACGGCGTCCAATCTTCAACCGTAACTATAAACGGTCTTTCTATTTCTCAAGAAACCCAAGCTATTATGCATGTATTGTCTCATTTTTCTGAAGACGATCATATGATTCATAAACAGACCATTTCCCCATCTTGGATGGCTGCGGATTATGTCCAAAGGTACATCGATGTATCACAAGGTACTAATATGAATACTTTATCTAACTATAAGAACAGTACCCGTGCACGATTTGGTAAAGGTACTTATGATTATACTGTTAATACCATTAGTGCTACCGCTGCTAATGTTGATGTTACTTTTTACGAGTACATGACCCTTTCTCCTATGAACTATAACGGAGATGAAATGCCCGGTTTAACAAATGTCACTTCTCTTCAATTGACTTTCACTCTTGCTAATCTTGAACGCATGTGGGCTCAGGCGAATGACAACATCACCACGCTTCAGGTTTCTATTCTTGAATCTAACTGTCACTTTCAAGAGTTGTCTTTCCCCGTTTATCTTAATGTTCCACCAGTTGTTACGACTTCTTATACTGATATTCAGCGTCAGACCAGTTCTCGTAATCAATTGATTGCTGCAGGTGCTTCGGCTCAGTTGTCTTCTAACTCTTATCAATTGAATACGGTTCCTCATTCTATTATTGTCTATGCTAAGGAGCGTGAAAGTGATATATACGCTTCTGCCTCTTCTAAAACTAACAAGACTGATTCATATGGTGTTATTGAAAAACTTGAAATTCAATATAACAATCAATCGGCTATTTTGTCTTCTGCTTCTGAAGTCCAGTTGTTCCAAATGAGTGCAAGAAATGGTGTGGATCTTAGCTGGCAAGAATTCAGTGGAGCAACCAAAGAGTTGAGCGGAACGGCTAATACTCTTCCTACTAATATCCCTCTTTGTGGTTCTCTTGTCTGTCTATCATTTGGTAAGGATATAAGTGCTAATGATCCTACGGCTATCCCCGGTGTATCGATTAATAGCAATTTTCAAGTTCGTGCGACTGTTCGTAATCCTAACAATAATGGAATTGATATTTATTATGATTTGACGGTATTGTATGTTTATGAAGGTATTCTCAGCATTGCACCCGGTCAGGCATATAAGTATGTCTCGTTATTGACTAAAGATGAAACCCTTTCTCTTGAAGTAGAAGAAGGAGATGTAGTATCAGGAGGTGCTGTTGATTTCAAGGGAATGTTAAGCAAGGCTAAAACCGGACTTAAAAAGGCTGCACCATTTTTAAAGCCTTTGGCATCTACAGCATTGGATGTTGGGGCTGATCTCGTCTCTCCGTTGGTTCCAAGTGCATCCCAGTTAAGACAAGGTGTTAAACAAGTGACCGGACTTGGTTTGAAATCAAATGGTGCAGGGTTTAGTGCAGCCGGTGTGTCAGGTGGTATGCTCCAGCAAAAAAGTTCGATGTCTCTTCGTGCTCTTTAAAAAGATAAAAACGAGGTGAAAAAATTACACCTCGTAAGGTTCTCTATTTGTATAAAATTAAGAAGTGCTTATGAGAAACCAAAGTAAAAAAGATAAGAAAAGATAAAAAGATATAAAGAAATCTTAATAAGTATTGTTATATAACTATTAAGATATGGTAAAGGACTATTCAAAAGGAAAGATTTATAAAATCGTGAGTGACTCATGTGATGATATCTACATTGGGTCTACGGTTCAGACATTAGCCCAACGATTGGGAAAACATAGAAGTGATTATAACCAATGGAAAAAGGGAAATGCTAGATATACCCGTTCTTTCAGTTTAATTGAAAGGGGTGATTATCATATAATTCTGATCGAGCCTTTCTCTTGTAATAATCAAGAAGAATTAACAGCCAGAGAACGACATTTTATTGAGAATAATGTTTGCTTAAATAAGGTTATACCAGGTAGAACTCGTAAGGAATATAATCAAGACAATAAGGAAAAGATAAAGGAATGGTACCAATTAAACAAAGAAAGGATAAAAGAAAAGCATAAGGAACATAAGAAGGAATATCATAAGCTTACTTTCCAATGTCTCTGCGATGGTGAACAACATAATTTAAACCACAGATCCCGTCATTTCCGTTCTCAATACCATATCAACAATCTTAACGCAATATGCGATATTCACGGGGTTGATCCCTTAGACCTTTATTAAATTATTGAGTATAATATAATAAATGTCTATTTCTCAATTACTCCAACCAAATGGTTATAATTTAAATGTCTCATCACTTGCTATAAAAGATACAATTCTTGATTCACAAGGTTCCCAATATACTTTGGTGTTACCTAATGATGTAAACATAGGTCCTTTATCAGTTTTAGTTATAGATAGTATAGTAGGAGATAAGGTCTATCTTCGTTTTTCAAATCCTATCAACCCACCACAAGCCCCTTTTAACATTATCGAGTGTAACAATTTAATTGCTTATGTTGATGTTACCTCTCGTAGCCTTACAATTGATAATGTAGGTGGTAGAACATCAAATTTTGTTTATAATGGAATTGAAGACCTAACTTATACGCTCCCTGAGACCCTTCCAGCGGGTAATGGTTTATTAAAGACTAATAATTTAGGTAATCTTGAATGGACTGATAATGTTACGGGTATTGATGAATTGAGCGTCAGACAAATCAATGTAACAGAGAATATAAATACTGAAGAATTAGAAGTTAAAGACGCTTTTAATGGTGGTAGTGCTAAATTTAAACTTAATACAGCAAATCAAACCGAATATATCCTTCCTAATAATCTTCCAACAACTTTTAACGATGTTCTCAGATGCACCCCAACCGGTGCTATGTATTGGGAACTCCCTGAGGTTAATACATCAAGAAATTTTATAAAATTTGATAATTTCCCTTCTGATGTAAATTATAACGCTAACAATACATTTCTTTTAGATAGTGAAGATATAAGTCTTTTAACTAATGAAAGATATAAGGTTACTTGTAACTTTATAGCTTCTGCTGGTGGTGTTATAGCACGAAATTTTGAACTTTATATTACCATGGTTGATTTGGGAACATTTCAAAATGTTAATTACTTGTATCAACCTCCCCGATTGGTTCTTGATAGTAGTAATGAATTTATACCAATTGTATGTACCTTTATCTTTACTACCCTTCCTCATCCTGATGAAACAAGGCTTCATCGTTTTAATCTTCAGTTATTCGCTATAGATGAAATAACGGCTCGTGGATGGTATTATGATATACAACCATTCTGAGTATACTAGCAGAATTGTCAGTAAACTCAATTTGCCTTTTAATTAAGCGGTAAAATAAACCCCAGTTAATTTAATCGTGCTACCATCTTTTAATTCTGAATAAGCAAGAATATCAATAGGACCACCTGCGACTGCAGACCTTCTCCATAGGTCTATTTCTCTATCCAAATTAAACTCACCCCACCAATCTTTATAATTACCGGGGTTTAATGGTTCGAGAACTAATTGACATATCTGAGGATTAGCAACATCCACATATGCTTGAGGCATAGTATCAGGGAGTTTAACCGATACATCCCCATCATCAGCATTACCCTTTAACAATATCTCTATAGTTGCTTGGAATGAAACACAATTACCAAAAACACTATAAGAGACCTTATTATAAGTGTAAGTTGGTGGAGAAAATACAGTATTTGAATACAAAACTTCTAAAGCGTCTTCTTCTGTTCCAGATATAGATGCCTGAAAGTTTCCATAAATATTATTTCCATAAATATTATATGCGTTGGGTTGAAAGAGTTGAGAAATTGACATATTTATATACTTAGTAAAGATAATTATCTCCGCTATAGTATAATATGAACCCTAATCAACGGTTTAGACGCAATAGCCTTGCACCTGCACCTATTCCCGCACCTGTTCCTGATATAGAAGAACCACCAGTACGAGAAAGACGCAAGTCAGTCTCATTTTTTACACCACCCCAAATTCCTGCTCCTGTTCCTGTTGTTTCTGTTCCTGTTGTTTCTGTTCCTATTGATGAACCAATTAAAGGTCATAAGAGCCTTTGTGAAAGAGTTTCCAGAAATGAAAAGCGTTTGGACGAGAATAAATCATGTGAATGTGACAAGGTAGAAGCAAAATTTAAAAGCGATATAGATCAGGTTAAAAAACAATATGAACTTACCTTTAAGAAATTATACGATGAAGTAGCGGTACTAAGAAAGGAGTTGAAAGATTTGATTGATAATTAAAATTCTTCTCTGTATTAGTATATAATGAACTCTCTTAATAAGAGGTTAGACACCATAGAAGAATTATTAACTCTTGACAATGATATTGTCTCAAAGCTGAAACGCATTGAGGAAACGAAGAAGAAAGAAAGGATTGATGCTATGAACGATGCTTATAAAGCCTATTTAAATGAAACTCTTATAAATTCTGTTAATCCTGTTATAGGAACCTCAGATTTTATAAATGTTTTGATATGTACTATCAAGTATGTTAAAATTAATAACCATAACATCTCAAGAACATTGAACTTCAAACCATCCCAAGAATTAGAGGTTGAAATGGCAGTTCATTTCATTCAATCGGTATATGGTGATAGTTTTGATGATGAGTTCATCAGAAGTTCTATTTTACCTATTGAAAGGCTATTATATCCAATTTCTCAACATAAAGAAGAACCACCACCACACGAGGTAGAAGAAAAGACACCCCGAAGGGGTATGCTAGACGCGAAGCGTCATGAAAAAAAAGGGTTCTTTAGTAAGAATAAATAAACTATATAATATTATAATAGATGTTACCAGTTGAATTAATCATAATAGGCGGTGTTATTTCAATTTTAACACTGCTTGAAAGGCTTATTAAGTATATACCCAAATTAAACAGACATATAGACAGGTTAAGACGGTCAAAAACCCAATTAGAAAGCATACGAGAAACAATCTCTATAACAGATAAATCTGAATTAGGAGTGGAAGATATAAAAGAAATTACTGATCTAATTGATACCCTTGCCGATTTAGGTGAAGAGTTAAATTTTATCAAACCTTAATTATATGGAACATAATCCAATGTTAAAAGATTACTTATACTATGCTTTATCAGATAAAGACCTTCAGAAGATACATGGGGGGAAATTCTTTATTTATAACGACCTTGAAAGAATACATGATATAGAAGACTTATTTGATAATCGTGATGTTTGTTATATCTTAATAGAAACAAACAGAAAGAATAACGGACATTATTTCTGTTTGATTAGACGCGGAAACATGATCGAACAATTTGATAGTTATGGGATACCAATTGAAGAGCAGAAAGCCTTTGTTAAACCACAGTTATTAGATAAAAATAATCACATCACACGATTATTATTAGATAGCCCTTATAGAGTATCTTATAATGAACATGAGTTTCAAGATTATGATGATTTGAATATAGCGACATGTGGAAGATGGTGTGGGCTTAGAGGCAGATATAAGGATTTACCATTAGGACAATTTAAAAATATGGTTGTTCGTGATTGTAAAAGAATGAATGTCATGCCTGATGATTGGGCAGTGATGAAAACCCATGAATTTTTAGCATGATAAATATTATTTAGTATAGTATATAACGAATGGTTAAACTAAGCAATGCTGAAATTGATATGTTATTTCATAGGACTTCTAACCCTACAACCGTTTCTGGAACAATGGAAGGAGCAGGAATGACTCAGCCTTTGAAGTTAAAGAAACCATATAAACCCAGAACAAAGGCCGGTAATATTAATCCTGCTGTTTTAGTTCCTTCGGTTGGACCATCTCAGGGTACTTCAAATTCTAATTTGGAACCTAATCAGACCAATGATACACGATTAGAAACCGTCCCAAGACAAAGGAAAGCAAGAACCAGAACATTAAAACGAGATCAAAAGGTTAATGGACCAATGGCTGGATCTGGTTTTAAAGAATTCGCTGAAGGTGTTAAAGAAGGGTTTACAGGAACAATTAAAGCCGTTGCACCGACTGTTCTTGATATTGCTGCAGCAGTTGTCCCAGGGGCTCAACCTACAAGGCGTGCTATTAAAAAGGTTACAGGATTAGGTGTCAATACTAACTATAACGAACCACGCGGTGCCGATGGAATTCAAGCCCCTGAGAAAAAACCGCTTAGACAAGAGTTAGGGATTAAAGGTGCAGGGGCAAATCCCAAATGGATTGATTTCGTAAAGGCTATTAGGGAAACATCTCCAAATTTGAAACTGAATGAAGCTTTGAAAATTGGAAGCGCCATGAAGAAAGATAAGAAAAATAAACTATCTGATATAACACAACAGAGTGTGGCAACTTATGCCAATATGTTGGGATTATAAATAAATTATGTATTCTATAGTATAATACAAATGTTAATTCCAGTTAATGCAAGGAAAGATTTAAATATGACTGATAAACGATTTTTGACTTTATTCTCTAATTATAACAGAGGTGATAGATACCCAGCCTTTACTGCTTCTCGTGGTTCTGGTTGCTATGGTGGGACGGTATTAAGTGTCAGTCCTATTGGTGATGAAGCACAGCAACCCGGAACCGTTGAAAGCGTTGATTTACTACAACGACCAAGTGATTATAGAGTTTCATCTAATGTTATGAAAGAGATTTTACAAAAATCAGTTTCAGCAGATAATAAAGCAAGACAGGAACGTACCCCACAGGTCAAAGCCATGAGTGTGAAAGAAAAGAAGACACGAACAAGATCAGATAAGGTTAGACGGACTAATAACCAAGAAGCATCATCTCAAAGCATTGTTTCAGATTACAATAAATTGAAAACTAAAAAATCTAAGCAAGATTTTATTAGTTCATTGGGTCAAATATACAGTCAAAACCCTACAGGGTCTGATTATATTTTAAAAGGGATTGAAATGATTAAAGCGTTATAGGTCTTCATTGTAATTCAATGTGGCGTTACAACATAAGATATAGTGCTTTATGATGGGTATAATGCTTTCGTTTTCATAAATCGTTTCATAAGATGCCAATGGGGTTATTTTCCACTCGGTTATACCCCCGTTATTACGTATAAATTCATATAACCTTCCAGTGTGACCTTTTTTTAACCGCTTTGAATGTTTCTTAACTGATGTATTAAGATCAACCGTTGCAGAGATGTAGCAGTCAGTTATATTAGGATCTTTAGAATGGATTTTATAAAAGATATACTTCATTTTATATCTTTTATAAGTAAAAAAATTTAATATCAAGGGCGTTTATACCCCCCAAAATGGCGGGGTCTAATTACAAATCACGGTGACCATATCCTATGATCGGTAATTATGAAATTAGGGTAATGACGATGTATAGTAATAGAACGCGTATCTTTAGCGTTTATAATCTCATCGGTTATCTGTTTATCATAACCCATGTAGTTATTAAGAAAGTATCTCTGAGCTCTTATATTGTCTTTATTGAATATCACTATATAATGTGACTCGTTATGAAGCACGCGACCCAATTTGCGGTTATTAGGGTTTAACAAGTGATTGATAACAATACAATAGATTTTATAAGATCGTCCAACCTCTAAAATATCCAAAATCATCCTTGCTATGACTTCATAATAATGTTTCTCAAGACTATCAATATCGTCAAAGATTACTAGTGAATTAGGTAAGAAATCAGTGGTTACATTGACAGGGTTTTTAATCAAGTCATCGTTTATCTTAACCCGTCTGATCCTTACTTGTTTATCAAAGACTGGATCCTTATCCTTTCTACTAAACA